ATCGCCTGTAAGGGATAGGGTTTGACCTCCGAATTGAATGTTGTAATTCACACTATCACCACCCTTACCATAGTCTTTAGTTGATGGTACGGAAGGAATAGACGGCGCATAGTCATTCAGGTTGGTACCAGTTGAAGCCACATTGATACTACGAAGCAGCTCATTAATCTTATTGGTGCCGTGCTGAGTAGTAATGCCCTTGGCTGCTGCATTATCAAATGCTTGACGAATCATGGTATCCATTCCACCAATACCGCTATTGCCATAACTTGCCATCTTGGCATCCCGATCCGCTTCCATGGCTTTAGACCAGATGTCACCAGCCAGTTTTTTGGCATCTTTATCGCTATATCCCTTACTTTTCAGTTGAGATAAAACATCATCCTTATTGTATGAGTCATAGTCATCAAGACTGCTTAAAGCCTTGCTTTGCTGCTTCAGTGACTTATCAAACTCACCCTTAGCTTTGGTCACTGCATCAGCCCAAGCTTCAGCAGATGTTTTGGCCTCCTCGCGTGCCACTTGACCGGCATGACGGAAGCCATCACCGATACCACGCGCAGAGTCTCTGACACGGTGATTCGCTTTTCCCCATTCATCCATGGATTTGACGGCGGCTTTCCCAGTTTCACTGATTTCAACCTGCAAACCGTGACTTGCGGCTTTGGCTTGAACTGTTGCAATTCGAGCTTTATCCCCGGTTGCAATAGCGGCATTTAGCATCTGTATGTAAGCCTGCTTAATAGCTTCAGCAGTTGCTTGTCCACTCTTACTTACCACATCAAAATTTCGCTGAGCGCTAATCGCAGCATCATTTAGCTGTTCTTTAGTTTTTATGCCAAGTGCAGCAAATGCAGCCTCTACAGGATTTAAGGCAGCTGGCAATTGTGCAGCTTTTTTCTCAATCAAACTTATGCCGAATGCAACCTGCTCACCAGTAATCAAACCCTGTTTCTCAAGTGCAATTAATGAGCTTTTTGCATAATCCAGTTCAGCACGAGTCTGAGCGGTGTCAATCGCCTTGTTAAGGTTGGATGCTAGAGCCAATCCAGTATCAATACCTTTTTGCTTATACTGATCAAGGTTGCTGAGAATGATCTGAACATCATTGGTCGCGGATTGAAAGGCAAGTGAGAATTTACCCTGTAGCTGCTCTGTGCTTAAGCCTGTGCGCTCCAAAGCTGCTTTCATTACAGCTTCAGTGATTTGAGCATTCTTTTCCGCTTCCTTTGATGTTCCAGCAAAGGCTGCACGTGCATTAGCTTCAAAGACAAGTAAGTCTTTGCCATCTAGTGCTTTACCGAGATCTAGCTGCAACTCATCAGCTGTAATTTTACCCTGATCTTTCAGTGCGATCAGAGCTGTAATCGAGTCGTTAATCCCTTTAGTTGAGTCAAATTTCATGGCTTTAGAGATTTTTTCTAAAGCATCCTTGGTTGGTTCGCCCTTCTTGATTAACTCATCAAATTCAGCAATTAGTTTCTTGGACTCTTCTGTGAATTGGTAGGTTTTGTCGCGTGCCTTTTCAGCGGCGGCAGCAAATGAAGCTTTTACCTCAGCCGCAGCCTTGGTTCTGGCTTCATCTAAGGCTATTTGCTTTTCAAGCTCTTCGATGGCTTTGCCATAACCCATAAGCTTAGCTGCACCTTCACCAATGGCTGTTCCAATTGGCTGGAACACTGTGGGAACCAAAACACCAAATGCCGTAACAGCAACCCCGAGTGCTCCCAGTCGACTCACAAGAGTCATAATGGAACCACCTGTCGCAGCTGCTGATGTGGCTGCGGCTGTTGAACCTGCAGCTAACTGAGTTTTTGCGGTAGCGGCTGTTCGTGTTGCTGCGGCATTGGCGATTTGTGCTTGAGTATTGGCTACAACAGCTGTGGTTTCTTGTGCAATCGCTGTAGAAGCCGCTCTAATTCCAGCTGCTTTGTCCAAGAACATCATGCCGATATTCAAGGCTTTGTAGGCAATAAATGCTTGCCCTGCTAATGTCAGCGTCGAGACAATTGTATCTAGGTTCTCGGCAACAAATTTAATTGCTTCTGCAACCTTGGCACTGGCCCCTGTTGCAGCATCCGCCTCACCGATATAAACCGTCCATGCGGTTTTAAGATTTTCAATTGATGCACCGATTGTTGTGGGAAATTTAGCGAATTCAGCACTAATTGCTTCACTTTGGCTCAACAAAGCGTTCGTTACCACATCAGTTGTAAGCTTCCCCTCACCAGCCATTTCGCGCAATTTACCGGTAGTTACATCAAGCCCATCAGCCAATGCTTGAACTAATCGTGGCGACTGCTCCATGATTGAGTTGAATTCATCACCACGAAGTACACCTGAACCTAGTGCTTGGTTAAGCTGGGTAATAGCTGCTTCATTGGATGCGGCAGACCCACCGCCCACCTGAATGGCTTTGTTAATTGTTTGAGTTAATGCTAACGCCTGCTCTTGAGGCCATTTCATCTCTTGGCCGATCTTGGTTAGTCGAGAATATAGATCACCAGTTGCGGTTAAATTGGAGTTGGTATTAATGGCAACATTTTTAACATCATCCATGGCTTTTTGTAGATTGCCATGCTCTCCAATTGCTATTGATAGACGACCAGATAGGTTTTTATACTCATCGGCAGTCTGTGCAATTTCCATTGCTGTGGTGCCAATACCGAGAGCAGCCAAAGCCCCAGTTAAAGCATTAAAGCCAGTTTTTAAGCCTTGTAATTCTCCCGAAACGCCTTTAGATGCTTGCTCTGTTTGCTGTAATTCTTGTGATGTTGCTTCTAATTCTTTATCAAGCTGCTTTATTTGTTGGGCAGTTTCTTGGGATTGGTTGCCAAGCTGGTCTACCTCTTTTGTCGCACTGCTGGTATCACCCACTAGATTGGCTGAGCCTTCTTTAAGTGCTGCAAATGCAGCCTTTGCTGCTTTCTCCGACTGATACATATTGGAAACAAAGGGTTTTGTATCCGCATCCATCACCAATTTAAAAGTTAAGTTTTTACCAGACATATGGACCTCTAAGCTTTGGGCAATAAAAAACCCGCTCAGCGGCGGGTATAAATCAGGTACTAAAAAACCTCCCGAAGGAGGTTCTTGTTTTATTTAGAATTGCGCTTTTTCAAGAAGTAGCGCCCCTACTCGAAGCGTATCAGTGTCATAAAGAAGATCTAGTACGCTATCAAAGCGCTTAGTAAATTCAGCAATATCCATTGTTGATAAAAATCATCTTTTTGATATTTATAAGGATACTAAAAAAGCACCCTAGGGTGCTTTGAATTTTCCATCCATTGAATCTCTACAACCCTTCAAAACATGGGTTGATGTTTCCACCCCATTAGGGAGTGTTGGGTACTGCCCAATCTTTTGATAGTGCTTTAATCCCTGCGCTACACATTGATCTTCTAGTTCTTTAGTGGTTTTAGCGCTAGTTGGATGTCCATTAATTGCACTATTAATAAAGCCATACATCAAGACCACAATAAAAGCACCTACTACTCCCAAAACCAAAAGAATAATCATTGAACCAACATCTGTTGGTCTTCGGGTAGCGCAAGTGTTAGAAGGTATGACATTAGAACCACCACAATTCTCACAGATCCCCAACCCCAATCTTCGCCATATCTCATAAATAATTGCAGGCAGGATAAAAAATAATGCCAATACAAGAGTAATGAGAATACTGCCCTTTGGTTTTGACCAGCCAGTGTGCCCACAGTTGTTGCAGTTAATGCACTTATTTGCCATTGGTTGCCCCTATTTAAAATTGAAACCGCAAGCCAGCACCATAAATAGGTGCTTGTGCATCCCCAAGACTAATTTTTCCACCCGAACCAATATAAATCGGTTGATTATCTGCCACACCATCATGCCATGAGCATGTGCTTGACCCGGTACTATTACTCCATTCGCCATCATTACACAGCGTTTTCCCCGCATTAGGGTTTGAGTTGAGATTATCACCATAATACCCATCCGATCCGGTTAGATCGAACATCCACTTATAACCAACATTTGCAAACACATCTAAGTTACTAATAATTTTATAACCAGCCTCGATACCAATAGGCAAAGTTATAAAGTTTAGATCAGAATTGGTGATTCCTGACTCAATACGCGTATAGCCAACCCCACCAAAACCATTCAAATAAAAATTATTTTTAGTAATAAAATTTAGGTGCCCACCAACACTGCCCCCATATAAATCAGAGCTTGTCTTACTATTGGTCGCATACTCAAACTTACCCCAAATACCATTCTTATCGGGTGACGTGCTAAGCCCAAGTAAAATGCCTTTGGTTTTAGCTTTACCACCCGCATCAAATTCAATATTTGAATTTGCATATTCTATTGATGAAAATAAATTTTGAGATATATCACTCTTAGCAGAAGCTTCGGCTGCTAACAATCCAGCAGCAACACAAACAAGCACACTTGAACCAATCAATTGTTTCCTTGAAAAATCCACCCCTATCTCTCCCACTCAATCTTATAGATCTGGCCATCCACCACGGTGATAGTGTATTTCTGACCATTTACAGTGTAGCGATATGAAGATGCTTTATGTGGCCATCCTTTGCGGTCATGAATAACATGCTTATAAGAAGATTCGGGTTCACCCAATACATCAAACATTTGCCCCAGTGAAGAACCGGGTTTCACATAGCTGGTACTACCACGTACAGAGTTCACTTCTACAGCAAAAGCTGTGGTACTAAGCATAAGAACCGTAATTAATAATAATTTTTTCACAATAACCCCCTAAATAGTTATTTACGCATCATAACTTTAGGTGAATGCTTGATCAATCAGAGACCATTTCTTTTTTAAATGATTCAAAGCCTTTTTTGTCAGACTGAGCCACACGTCCGGCAACGGCGTTATTGAAGATTACCTGTTTATACATCTTGTTTGCTGCTTTCACATAGCCCTGGAATGCGCCGTAGGTCATCTGCATGATTTCGCTATGCTGATGGCCCATTGATACTAGAAACTGGAATGAATCAAACCAGGTGGAGTCATCTTTCTTTTTGATACCACGTTTTGGTTTTTCGTATTTGAAGTAAGCCTGGTTGATCAGAAGCACCGCTTTAAGCAGATCTTTAAACCCTTGCTCATCAGCAGCAAGTTTCATTAGTGATTCATGGTCCAGATCAGTGACGCATGCCATGGTCGAAATGACCTGTACCCCATGAGCTTTAAATAACTGTGTCAAAATCTCATCTGAATGATTCTGGTCTTTGATAAAGTTCTTTAATACTTCAGCATGCATTGCCCAGGTGTCAAAGTCTTTCATCTGGATCTGACGCACTTCGATATCCGTTTTAAGTACTGGTACCTTGATGCTTCGATTTGTTGCTAGGAAAAAATCATTCATGATAGGGTCTCGAAAAAGCCACCCGAAGGTGGCGATAATTATTAGCTTTGCGTCACACCTTGTATGCCTTTGCATAGTTTCAGGATGCTTTCGGCATGCAGTGTGATGTGTCGATGGTTTGGCTTGGTTCGCTCAATATCAATTCCAATTAATATGGCTGCTTCAATATTTTTCTGCCAATCACCCGTGTCTGGTACTGGTTCGATTGAGCAAAACACATAGCTATCATCACCAATGTTGATGTCAGCATAATTTTCTTCGTCTGTGCTTGGTCGACATTCTGCAACTACATAAGCAATATTCATGATTAAACCCCGCCAGCAAATGGCAATGACGGCTGCAATTCACTTTCTAATTGCGCTATTTCATCATCAAGCGGATGCTTTTCATGTTTCCACACGTTCATATCTCTGGCTGAGCAACTAACTTGCTGTTTGCGATTTTCGCGGTAACCAACAATATGATTATATCTAGCCCATTTAGATTGAAAGACTTGGGTTAATTGGCTTGCCATCCAGTTAAAGGCATTAATGAACTCGATTTTGGTTTTCATTGCCTTTTCACCAGTGAATCCCATTACAAGCAACATAAACCCATCTTTTGATATTCTGTAAAATGGTGTACTTCTAGTGGTATTACCTATCTTCTTGTTTTCAAAGGTTAATCCAAAATTGGACTTAGCAAACTCCTCACCACATTGCTTGATGAGTTTTTTAATATCTCGCATAACATGGCTATGTGTTTTCTCAAAAGCCTCTGCTACTGCATAACTCGTTGTTTTTGCTTCGCCATTTTCATTTGAGACCATGGCACGTAAATTTAATGTTGTCATCATGTTCATAAGATTTCCTCTTATATGACCATATTCAAAAAAAGAAACTGGCAGGCGCGTTGAACATGGAGACGCGCTTTTCGAACCGTCGCTCTAGCCAGTGGTTTGCCTGAAAGCAGGCATAAAAAACCGCCCAATAAGGACGGTTTGATTAAGTGATGGGATGAATCGCTTTCATTTACATTAAGCGATTAATGAAAATGAAAAGAATCCAAAAAACAGGCACAAAAAAAGACGCTAATGCGCCGTAGAGTTCTTTTGTGCCTGTATGGGGTTAGATAGCAGCTGGAATCGTCACAACATGGCCATATAGGCCTAATGCTGGATCTGATTCTTTAGTCACATCAGATAAAGCCTGACCTGAAATTTCATACTGACCCAGTTCTTCATGGATCAATGGGAAAGTGGTTTCTGGTGACTTCTTGGTACGCCATAGCGTTACAGCCACATGCTCACCGTTTGCAGTATTAATCCCTTTAAAGAAGAGCTCATACTCTTTTTCAAAGTCGGATGCCAATGTGGTATTGGTCACTTCACCTGTTGTGTAACTTGCCAGAATCGGCATGGTCAGATCAGCAACATCATTAAAAATCACAGTACCGAATTTAGCATCTAGTGTGTACTGATCATCGGTAAGAGTTTTAGCTGTACCGCTGGTTGAATCTTTGAAGGAAACAGTTTTTAGGTTATAACCATCCAACTTGATTTCTTGACCTGCAACTACAGCACCCAGAGACACATCTGCAACAGTTTTTGTTGGCACAGCATGTGTCATACCAGAGAGAATGTATTGAAGATTCTCTGGATTAACTTCTTCAAGTTGCCCCGAAAAATTAACTGAGGTCGCATTGATCATAGTGAAGTCAGTAGTACGTTTACCCGTCATTGATTCTTTATGCTCAATAACATCAGCACCAATTTCCAATTCAAACTCAGGTACGTTACCAAGGTGGCGCATTGCACCAGCGACACCATTCACAATTTCTGAAAGGTAAAATTTACCCTGCAAAGAAATATAATTCTTTTTAGCCATTACTTTTCATCCCCTGTGGTTTTCTTGGCTGGAGCAGCTTTGGTTTCAGGTACTTCCTGAATCACACCATCTGCCAGTAATTTTTTGATTTGTGCATCATCCAGCCCGCCAACGACATCGCCCTTTTGGAAGCGTCCGACGGGCTGTGTTGCCTTGTATTGTTTCGCCATGATTGGCTCCTAAATGAATTTTTGTGATTCAAAAATAATAGTGATGTATGCAAAGCCTGGACTGTAACCATCGCGTACCGAAATGAATTCCAAGGCTGTGCGTGATGCCTGAGGCTGCCAACCTGAAAGCAACTGAATTACTTTTTCAGTTAAAAGACCAGCTTCATCACTTACCGCCCGACCATTAGTCATCTGAGATTGAGCATTGCGGCATGCCACAGTGACCGCCCATTGCTGACCGATCTGGTTAATACTTCCACGACCTGCACTGGCTTTCTTGTCGATACGAACAAAATTGACATGTGCAGACGGCGTGACTTGCGACATCTCGGTGACCTTAACCGAATTCAATGGTGTATAGATCTTTAGAAATTCTGGAATCTCTTTCAGTTTTTCTGCAATCTCATCACGCACCGCGAAGAAGGTGCTCATCTATAAAACTCCCGACAATATCCAAAACCATGACCTCATCTTCCGCATCAAGCCCGAGTTGAGTCCGAGGTGGAATAATGGATTGCTTAACCTTTCGATACTGGCCACCAACTGCGAATGTAATGTATTGGCCATTCTTGGGTAGGATTGTTGCGCCGTAATGCAGATGGGGTGCATACGCAACATCTGTACCCACTTCCACACCACTTGAAAGAACATTGTGTGTATAAGAATTCATTAGGCGGCCAGTATCGCGCAGCGTCTCGCCACCCTGCATACGTGCACGCCATGAAATCTTCCATGGGTTACCATCTACACCAGTACCAGTTAGGAACCGATGTTGAATACTA